TCCGATTGAAAGTGTTGCTAAACACTTTGCTGTGTCGATTTCAACAGTACGTGCGTGGGTACGCTTAGGGTACATCCCAAAATCGTCCTACTTGAAAATTAGTAACACGTACCGCTTTAGTCTTCCTGCAATTGTTGCAGCGCTCACTAGCATTCCCGATAACGAAGTGGTACAAAAGACCCCCGCAGTAGATATCGCCGTACACGCAGCACCAGTTCAACTTGAACTGAATTTCAATCCCGACCAAGACCTTTAGGAGAATAACAAATGAGTTCAATGACATTGTTTGGCGGAAAGTCATCCGCCTTGTTGGCTGGCATCAAAGACAGCTTGCTCGACAACATTTCCGGCGGTGCAAATTCCGGTAGCACCAACCGCCGCTTGTCGATTAAGGGCGGTGTGTTTCGTCAAATCATTAACGGTAAAGAGCACACCGTGAGTGAAGAACGTGCGATGAACATTGTGCTGATTAACGCTGCACCGCTTTCACGTATGTTCTACGAAGGCTCGTATGCTGAGGGTGTAACTGCAACCCCATCGTGCTGGTCATCCGATACACAAGTTCCTGATGAAGGTGTTCCACAAGAGCAGCGTCAGGCCAGCCGTTGCATGGATTGCAAGCAGAACATCAAAGGCTCCGGTCAAGGTGATTCTCGTGCTTGCCGCTTCTCGCAGCGTCTTGCTGTTCAGCTCGAGGGTGAGATTGAAAAGCGTGAGGTCTACCAGTTGTCGCTTCCTGCTACATCGATTTTCGGTTCAGGTGAGAAGAACAAGTTACCTTTGCAAGCTTATGGTCGTTACCTCAAAGACCACAACGAGCCGCCTATTGGCGTTGTGACCGAGATGCGTTTCGATACCGCAAGCCCAACACCGAAGCTGGTGTTCAAGCCTGTTCGCCGCTTGGAAGAAGATGAGTTGGCTGCTGCGTTGGAGATGCGTGAACACGCTGATACCATCAAGGCTATCACCTTGCATGTGGGTCAGATGGATAGCGGTGAGAAGGACGATGGCTCTATCTTTGAAACACCTCCTGCAGAACCAGCAGCAAAGCCCGCGGCTAAACCAGCAGCGAAACCTGCAGCAAAAGCCGAAGCTCCGAAAGCTGAAGCCCCTGCCGAAGAGCCGGTTGAAGAGCCAAAGAAAGTTGTTAAGAAGACCTCTGCAGCAGCACCTTCCGAAGAGAAGGCTGATCTTGCATCTATCGTGGGTGACTGGGACGATTAATTAGTCCACAGTCTTTAGAGGGAAAGCGGATGCTGTGTATCTGCACACAGACCGAGTGAATATTCGGGACACAGACGCAGCGAGTACCTCACCTTCAACGATCAGAGGCAGCTATGTGCAGTCGGGATCGAGGAGTTACACGGAGTAAAGCGAAAGCCTTTTGTTGATCAACGGTTGGTAAGCACTCTTGAAGAAGTTGTTGCAGCGAGTGAAGAGTTTGATGCTAAGGGTATGCATTCGTATTTTGCATTAGGTCGGTTTGAATCAAATAATAATCGTGAGGCAAGCAACGTCACTGAGATGCGTTCGTTCTTCCTTGATCTGGATTGCGGCGCGAAGAAAGAATATCCAACGCAGGTTGATGCGATTAACGCGTTGCGAAAGTTTTGTAAAGATTCTAAGTTCCCACGTCCAACGATGGTTAACTCTGGGCGAGGCATTCACGTCTATTGGCCTTTGGTCAATTCGGTACCGCGTGACCAGTGGCTTGCTGTTGCACAAGCATTTAAAGCGTTCACTGTTCGTGCAGGGTTCTTATCAGACCTGACTGTGCCGGATGACGCTGCACGTGTTCTACGAGTGCCGGGTTCACACAACCACAAAGACAATCCTGCAAACCTTGTGTCGCTTGTTGGCGCACCGGCAACACCGATTGCGTTTGAGGTGTTCAGGGATTTGTTAGGTGTTGCGATTGATGCAAAACCAAAGCCTAAGTACACGCCTCGCGTGATGGACGCAGCGTTAGAGAAGATGTTGGGTAATCGCACCAGCAACTTTAAAGGCATTATGGTTAAGACGCTTGCGGGTAACGGCTGTGCGCAGTTGGAGTACGTTATTCGCAACCGAGCTGACTTGAGTGAGCCGATGTGGAGAGCTGGGTTATCAATTGCGGCGTACTGTGCTGATAGCGAGAAAGCAATTCACAAAATTTCATCAGGGCATGAGGGTTACTCACGTGAGGCAACCGAGAGCAAAGTTGCCATGATCAAAGGTCCTTACCGTTGCGAAAGATTTAATGAGTACAACCCCAATGTCTGCACAGATTGTCAGCACTGGGGCAAGATAGGTAGTCCCATATCACTTGGTACAGAAGTTATTACTACAAACGAAACTGTAGATATTTTTGACAAGCTAAGCAGCGTACCTAGTGCGCCTGTGCAGCGATACACAATACCGAAGTACCCAGAGCCTTATTCACGTGGTGGAATAACTGGGGGTATTTATAAGAAGGTGGTGAACAAAGAGGGTGAAGTTGACGAGGTGCTTGTGTACCACAATGATTTATACGCAATCCGCCGAGTCGAAGACCCTGAAATAGGTGATGCCGTGGTGCTACGTTTGCACCTACCCAAAGACGGTGTACGTGAATTCACCGTGCCACAAGCATCAATGTCGAAAGAAGAGTTTCGCAAAATCATGTCATCGAAAGGTGTCGCTGCTATTAGGATGGAAGAACTTATGACTTACGTAAACACTTGGATTAATGAATTACAAGCGCAAACCACAGCCGATCATGCTCGCCGACAATTCGGTTGGACTGACGATAGCTGCACAACATTTGTTTTGGGTAGTACAGAGATTACTAAAAACGAAGTGACGATTAACCCGCCCTCGTCCAGCACGGCAGGGTTGTTTGATTTGTTTGCTATCAAGGGTACGCTCGATGGTTGGAAAGAAACCATGGCGTTTTATAACCGCCCGAATTTTGAAGCACACCAATACATGTTTGGGCTTTCGTTCGGTTCGATACTGATGGAGATGACCCCGATCAACGGTGCAATCTTTCACATGTACAACAAGGAATCAGGTTTAGGTAAGACCACTGCCATGTACGCAGGGGCTTCTGTATGGGGCAACCCTGACCGACTCGTGTTGCTCGAGCGTGATACGTACAACTCAAAAATGAATCGTGCAGAGATTCAGAAAAACATCGTCATGTACATGGACGAGATGACCAACACTGCACCGAAAGACTTGAGTGACTTTGCATACCAATACCCAAGCGGGCAACAGCGTAACCGTATGTCAGGTAAGGCTAACACCGAGCGATTCCGCGGTGTGCCATGGAAGCAGTTGTGCGGCACCACAGGTAACACCAGTATGCTTGAGCGCATCTCTTCATACAAATCACTTCCCAAGGCCGAGGCACAACGTGTGCTCGAGCATCGTGTCAACGCTATCCACTTTGCATCGAAAGAAGAAACCGATTTGTTTAGCACCGCCATCAAGGATCACTACGGTCACGCAGGGATCATATTTGTACAAGAAGTTTTGAAGGACGTAGACGGTACGCGTAAGCTGCTGCTAGAGGTGCAACGCCAGATTGATGCTGCTGCTAATTTGAAAGCTGAGAATCGGTTCTGGTCGGTGCAAGCTGCTTGCACGATTACTGGCTTGATGGTTGCTAAACGCGCGGGGCTGGTTGACTACGACATTGCTGCTCTTACTAAATTCATTGTCAAGGTCATGCAGGTTGCACGTGACAACATCGAGAACATGGGCGGTGATCCTGAAAGCGTGTTGACTGATTACTTGGCTGAGAACTACAGCAACGTGTTGCGCATCACCAGCACTCAAGACGCACGGCGCGATTCAAATGGTATTGAGAAGTTACCGTTACCAGAAGCAACGCCACGCGGAGAGTTTGTTGGGCGCTACGAGTATGACGCGAAGATCATGTACCTGCGCATCAAGCCGTTGAAAGACTGGTGCATCAAGTATCAGATCAACTACGCAGGGCTGGTTGACAGCTTAACCACGGGTCGCACACAAGCCAAGAAAGACAAGGTGCGTCTGACTCGTGGAACCAATGCTGCGATGGCTCCTGTGGATGTCTTGGTGCTCAACTGTGCTGACTTTATGAATGACGATACCGAGCAAGCGATTGCAGCAGGAGCAGCTCTTGCAGAAGTTCAGGCTAAAACAGCATGACCTAGCACCCGATGGTGTACGCATCTTGATCGACTGGGATGCGTATGTTGTTGGCGCGTCAGTGTTTGTCCCCGCTGTGAACGTTGTGCAACTTAAGATTCAATTCAATTCAATAGCAGATGATAAGAATTGGAAGATCGAGAGCCGTGACCGGATCGAAAGCGGTAAATTTGGTGTTCGGTTCTGGAGACTACTGTGATAACATTGCGTTGACACTTGTTGTCATTTTGTATTCTCCTTAGTATGTCCCTTAACCCTCCGGCTCTCCCCGGGGGGTCTTTTTTTAATCATCAAACTCTGCAAGATCAGCCAGTATCTCTGCGCGGCGCTTGGGGTCATACGTAACACCGTTCACCATCGACGCAGTCTTCTTTATAAATTGCTGACGAGACTGCCGCATCGTATCCATTGTGATGGCTTTGTTTGGGTGAAGCTGGTTGTACTTCTGAATAGCTTCCATGGTTTCACTAAACGTATCAGTGTCGTTCTGATGCAGAGACACGTTGGCGCGTTGCAACAACAGTGTGCGTTCTTCACCAATACGTTTGTCTTTAGATTTTGCAAACTGGTTAAGCTCGTTCTGCCGCACGTAATCTGCGGGTGCAAAACCCAACGCCTGACCGGCTACGTTCCAAGCACTCACCTCGCCTGTAATCACGTCACCACGGCGCGTCTGAGTGCCTTCTGTTGCGTATCGCATGGCTTTAAAGGCGTTACCTATGCCACTAGGCAGCATCTGCTCAACACCACGCTGAATGTAACCTTCTTGGATTGCCTCAAAGCCTTTGTACACACGCTTTGCCGTGCTGACAACAGGACCCCCAACTTTCTCGATAAACCAGTTAGCAGTACCGGGTTCATTGAAGTTGTCTTGTTTGAAAATCAAATCGTTTAAGCGACCACGTGATCCAATTTCCATGCCGGTCAACCCAGTCAACGCACCGTTGTACGCAGTCTCCTTAACGTATTTACGTACTGCTGTTTCCAGATCATCGTCTTCCTTGTCTTTAAACAAGTCGTACGCCATGGCGGCAATACCAAACATCGGCACACCACGCACACCGGTCATCAACGCAGCAGAACCAACAATCCCCGCGATTTGCTTTTTAGCTTCCACACGGTCTGCGGGATCAAGTGCCTGTAGTGCGTTGAACGCTGTTTTAAATTGCAGGTAATACATCGTTGCACCGTAGCGCTTGTACATCAGCAACACACGACCCAAAGAGTTTTGCGCAATACGTGGTGCCTCGTTAGCTGCTACACCGCCGTTGGTCATATCCGCCAGATACAGAGCCTGCTCTGCAGCGGCAACTTCCCGCTTAGATGCGCTCATACCTTTCTCAAAATCTTTTGGTTTCTTTTCCAGTCGGTTTAGCTCGAGGTTGTACGCTGCAATAAGCGCTGCCTGACGGTTAAACTTCTCAGTCTGGTGAAACGTCCAGCCCAATACCTTGTTGATGTTTGCTTGCACACCTTTGTCAGACACACCCAGCATGTCGTATGTAAGCGACCTATTGAGCTGCCCACGTTCTCCTGCAACACTTACCAAAGTCTCAAGCTGTCTAAGTTCTTTAGATAAATTTGGATCGCTGAAATCAATGTTTTCCATTGATAGCCCAGCTTTGATTTTTGACTTGTTTCCGAGCAGGTCAACTTGTTGCAAGGAAGTGCCGCTGCCAAAAATAACACGCCCAGCACCGACCAATGCGGTCATCGACTCGCGCCAGCCATAGCGACCACCTAAGTAAGGCAACGTCACAATCACTGTCTGCAACCCGTTAACCACCGCTGCCGAGATGTTGCCACCAAGCGTCCACGCAAAACCAAACGAGGTTGCCATGCGAGATATATTCGATACATCAGGGTTGATTGCAAAATCAATACGCTTAGATAACTCGTCAGCGTACCCAGCAATGACATCATCTGTCTTGCGTTCTTTGGCGTACTCTTGCAACTCTGCACGAGCTTGCGCCAAGCGAGCACCGTACTCGATGTTTGTAATCTGACGGCCTAGGTTGTACGCACGATCTGCAAACACCGCAACCGCATCGGTCTTGAAACCGAGAGTACCTTTACGAACTCTGAGGGTCTGGGCAAGCGATGATTCCGGCAACGCGTTGATGTACAGATTCATGATCTGTTCTTTCAAATCATCGTCTACGTTGTTGGCCTCAAGTGTCTTGAACAGACTGTTTATAAACGAACCAGAGGGTGCGTCACGAAAT